TCATAATGCTTTCCTTGACTTCGGCGAGCATGTCGATGGCCTTTTGCATTTCCTCCTGGTCGCCGATAGCCACGGTCGCCGGATTGTGGATCATCAGCATTGCGACCGGCGACATGCAGACCTTGGTACCGGCCATTGCGATGACAGAAGCGGCCGAAGCGGCAAGCCCGTCGATCTTGACCGTTACATTGCCCCTGTAATCCATGAGCAGGTTGTAGATCTGCGCCGCCGCGAACACATCGCCGCCGGGCGAGTTGATCCAGAGCGTGATGTTGCCACTGCCCCCGGTCAGTTCGTCTTTAAACATCTGCGGGGTGACTTCATCGCCGTACCAGGTCTCGTCGCTGATCTCGCCATTCAGGAAGAGTGTACGCTCACTGCCGAACTCGTCAGGAGCATCGTTCTTTACCCAATTCCAGAATTTCCTTTTCACGTATCGTTACCTCCTTGCTGTGTATGGCCTGACGCCTCAAGCTCGATGATGGTCATAATCGCATAATTGGCGAGGTCGAGTAGCGTGTCACGGATTGACTCGTTCTTCACCTCTGCCGCGCGGGTACAAAGCGACTGCAGGCGATTGACTTTGTCTGTTATTCGGGTAATCGCACTCACAAGTCCCAGCTTCCCGAACGTCTCGCCGAAGCTATCGCCGTAGTCGGCATTTTTTTGGCGGTAGAGGCCGTTTAGTTCGGAGCAGATATCAGCATGGATTTCGTGCTTTGTTTTTCTGTTGGTCATTATCGTCATCCTCCTTTCCTTGCGCGGCGCTGCCCATATTGGCGAATGCGCCGGCATCCTTGAGCTTTGTCATGTTGCCGTTGATAAGATAGAGATCACCGCCTTCCTCGGCTGGGATGGGATTCAGGTCCTCCAGTTCCCGGATATCGTTGGCGGAGAGCCAACCGTTCTGCCTGCCGGTGGCATAACCGCTCATGCGGCTCTGGTAATCACCGCGCAGAAGCCCGTCCACGTTCAGCTTGATGAAATACTGCTGTTTTTCGACAGGAGTGAGAAGGGAGCGCATAAGGCTCTGCTCCCAGCGAATGACCCACGGGTCGAGAGTGTATTTCACAAATTCCAGAGACTGTTGCTCGATGTTCGAGAAGCTGGATTTCTCGAGGTCACCAACCATGTGAGGCGGGATGCGGTACAGCCTTGCAATTTCGTCAATCTGAAATTTTCTGGTTTCCAAAAACTGTGCTTCTTCCGGTGAAATGGAGATCGGAGTGTATTTCATGCCTTCCTCCAGCACGGCAACCTTGTGCGAGTTGGCTGAGCCTCGGTAAACCTCGTTCCACGAGTCGCGCACCTTGGCCGGGTCCTTCAGAATACCCGGATGCTCCAGCACGCCGCTGGGGTTTGCGCCGTTAGCAAAGAAACTGGCGCCGTATTCCTCGCAGGCCAGTGAGATGCCGACCGCGTTCTTGGCCATCGCAATCGGCGAGTAGCCAACTAGGCCGTCAAAGCCCAGTCCGGGGATATGGAGTACATCGTACCGGGAGAGGCGGACCTGGCCATACTGCCTCAAGTTCGGATTTTCATCGCTGCTTTTGGTGTAGATGTAGTAAAGCTCACCGCTATCATCCCGGTAGACCTGCATCTTGTCGGGCAGCAGAGGATAAAGTGCAACAACCCTCCCGGCTCCGTCCCGAATGATCTGCGCGTAGGCGTTGCCCCAGATGAGCAGGTGGCTCATGAGGGTTTCTCGAAATACGAACGAGGTCATTTCCGGGTTCGGCTCGTCGTGGAGGATGTGGTACAGCGGGTGATTGTAGACGCGCTCATTGCCCACAGCCGTATAGCGGTAAATGTTGAGCGGCAGGGATGCGATGGCTTCCGACAGGATGCGGACACAGGAATAAACGGCTGTGGTCTGCATCGCCGTAAACTCATTCACGCTCTTGCCGCTCGTGGTAGGACCGAACAGAAACCGGTAATCCGTGCCGCTGTAGTAGTTTTTGGGCTTGTCCCGCGCCTTGCCAAAGTGAAAAAACTCTTTGATTCCCATAGGTTTCCTCCTACAAAATCTCATGAAAAAAGCACCTCTGGGGAGATGCTTCGGTTAAAATGAAAGGATGCCACGCTCGTCGTAAACGGAGCTTCCACTTGCGATGCCACATCTTATCGCCCGGTCGAGCGCCATGATGGTAGCGACCGCGCCGTCGATCTTTTCCGTGGATTTTTCCTTGTCCGGCTTGATATTTCCCGCAGGGTCGGTGCGGATGAAGATGTTGTCCATCATCCAGCGAAGCACCGGATGCCCGCCATGCGCAATCTGTTCACCCAGCGTCAGGCGCATAAGCTCTTTGGTCGGCGGCGACATATCTTTGAAGCCCTGCCCGAAGGGAACGACGGTGAAGCCCATGCCCTCAAGGTTCTGAACCATCTGTGTTGCACCCCAGCGGTCAAAGGCAATCTCACGAATGTTGTAGCGGGTACCGAGTTCTTCAATGAAGCTCTCAATGAAGCCGTAGTGAACCACGTTTCCCTCGGTCGTCTGCAAATAACCCTGCTGCTTCCATAGATCATAATTGACGTGATCCCGTTTGACGCGGAGGTCCACGTTCTCCTCCGGTATCCAGAAGAACGGCAGGATGCTATATTTGTCATCTTCATTTTCCGGCGGGAACACCAGTACAAATGCCGTGATATCCGTGGTGGAGGAGAGGTCGAGCCCGCCGTAACAGACGCGGCCCTCTAGTGTTTTAGGGTCAACCGGAAAGGCACATGCGTCCCATTTGTCCATCGGCATCCAGCGTACTGCCTGCTTGACCCATTGATTCAGCCGGAGCTGGCGGAAGGCGTTCTCCTCGGCTGGATTCTGCTTCGCGCTATCGCAGGCAGCTTTGACCTTATCTATGCCGACGGTAATGCCGAGGGACGGATTCGCTTTCTTCCATACCTTCGGGTCGGTCCAGTCATCGTCCTGGTCTGCTCCGTAAATGACCGGATAAAAGGTGGGGTCGTGCTTCCGGCCTTCCAGAATGTCCTTTGCTTTCTCATGGACTTCCCAGCAGATGCTGTTTTGATTGTCACCGGCCGTGGTGATGAGAAAATACAGCGGCTGCATTCGGGCATCGCCGCTGCCTTTGGTCATGACATCGTAGAGTTTCCGGTTCGGCTGGGTGTGCAGCTCATCGAAGATCACGCCGTGAGTATTGAAGCCGTGCTTATTCGCCACATCCGCCGAGAGCACCTGATAAAAGCTGCTGGTCGGCTGATAGATGAGGCGCTTTTTAGAGTCAAGAATTTTCACCCGCTTAGAGAGCGCCGGGCACATGCGGACCATATCGGCGGCGACATTGAAAACGATGGACGCCTGATTGTGGTCGGCGGCACAGCCGTAGACCTCGGCGCGTTCTTCACCGTCGCCGCAGGTGAGCAGCAGTGCGATAGCCGCCGCCAGCTCGCTCTTGCCCATTTTCTTGGGAATTTCCACATAGGCGGTGTTGAACTGCCGGTAGCCATTGGATTTCAGAACGCCGAACACGTCCCGGACGATCTGTTCCTGCCAGTCAATAAGCTCGAAAGGCTCCTGGTACCACTGGCCCTTGGTGTGACGCAAGCTTTCAATGAAGCTGACGGCATAGTCGGCGGAATCTTTGTCGTAGTAGGAATCCTTCGCCATGAATTTGGTTGGTGTGTATTTTTTGAGCTTTCGTATGTGCCGTCGCCTCCTTCCTGAGAGTATGAAAAAAGACTGCCGAAGCAGCCCATCCGAGATCTATTGACAACGAGAGACAGGGCCTTCCGGCCCAGGCTCCCAGCTGTGTTTTAGTTATAATCCTTCATCAGAATAGCAAGTGCAGCTGCCGTGTTTTCGTCGGCAGGCTCGATGTCCCAGCCGCGATCATAATTGCAAACCATCTCGGCGTTTCGCTTCAGCGTCAGCTTGGAAATGCGCCCTTCGTCGATGCCATAGACGCTGGCTTCCTCGTAGTGCTTCACCCAATAGTGGAAAATGTCGCTGCCGATCTTGATGCTTCCTTCTGACCACATGCTTGCCGCCCCCTCAGAATTCCTTAATCGTAGCATTGTCGTCTGCGTCGAAGCTCACAGTGTAGCGAACCTCGCGGCCATCCGGCTTCCGGGTGATTACCCGAATGTCGCCCTCAAAAGCTCTGTAGCAGCGGTTGATTTTCTCGCCCTCCGGAAGTTGGATCTCAATTTGCTTCATCTGTTTTTCAGTCATGGTGGTGTGCCCCTTTCGTTTTGGTAGGTACATATATCACGCTGAGGCCCTGTAATAGCAAGCAGTTAAGGCAATATATAGTACACAAATCTCAACGGGAGAAAGTGTGTATTACTCACCGGTCAGAATGAAGCGGGCGTATTCCTTTTTGGGATCCTCCAGAAAGAGGACAAGCTCATAGAAGCCACGGTCGTAGGCCATGCGCTGGACGCGAGTGATATCAAACATATTCGTTTCGCCGGTGTCGCGGATGGCGAGAATCTGTTCCTTGATCTTATCCGTCATGCTGCTCACCGAGCTTTCTGCAGGAGTCGACGCCGTAGACCACGTTCAGGCCGGAGCCGTTGTCCCAGTTCACCAAAATGGAGCCGGAATCGTCGACGCCATACACGATGCCTTTGGTCCCAATGGGCGGAGCCTGCGGGTCATCCATCTTCACAAGTTCCACACGGCATCCTGCGGGATAGCGTTTGCGGAGGCACTCCACGATTTCTCTTGAAGGGAAATTACTCACTGTCAGTCACCTCGCTTTTTGTACCCGATTTAAATGCAGAGCTGCCAGACAATTTGGAGAGCAGAATTTTTCGGTCGGCCTTATATTCGTCTCCGATGAAGCCCAGCCGCAGGAGGAAGCAGCGGAAGGCGTACTTGTCATTATCCACATCCTTGTCATTGGCAGTGACGCGCTTCTGGGTTTTGGCCATGACACAGAGCCTACCGATGAACTTGGCGTAGGCGCTGATTTCATCCGGTGCGGGGAAGCCTGCGAACCACGGGAAGGAAATCTTGTCGTCCTCGACCGTGATCGTCAGGTCCTCCGCGCCCAGCGCCTTCTTGATGAGAGTCGCTTTGCTTTCCACCAGATGCTTCAGGTTGGCGATGGCATCGTCGGTGAAGCCGTCCTTTGGCATCGAGATTGTAAGGCTCTCTGGCCCATCGGTTTCCTCGGCGGGCTCGGCATCGTCTGCCTGGGCCTCCGTGGTGTCGTCGGCGGCGGTGAAGCCGTCCGCGATCAGGTCGTGGGCAATCCGCTCGGCTTTGGCGTCGTCCTCGCAGACGAGGGTGCCTTCCTTGTCGATCGTAATGTCGCCGATTTCGTAGGCGCAAGTCGGCATCCGCTTGTAGACCGCCTTAGTCTGCAGGATGGTGCTGACCGCCTCAACCAGTTCTTTGCGCCCTTCTCCGGTTACTTTGTAGTTGATTTCCATGGTTCTTGACCACCTTTCTTTGTTTTGGTAGTCTATACATCACTCCAAGGCTGTGGAATAGCAAGCGGTACCTGAAACAAATTCCGCACAAGATGTAGCAGCCGTTTCTGTGGTTGTTATGACACCGCCGTGAAAGGCATTGGCATATAAAAAGGCGCCTCGCTGATTGAGAGATCAGCAAAGCGTTCACATATATTAGCTACTCGGCACTTCCAAATTCGCATAGGGGATTGTATTTCCATCCCTTTCGAGGAAAACGTCGTCTGCCTTACCAAGATGAAATTCGATGTATCTTTTCACAGCAACATCCACGTATTTCGGCTCAAGTTCTATGCCAAAGCACACACGGTCAAGCTGTTCACAGGCAATAAGCGTTGAGGCAGAACCGAGGAAGCCGTCAAGAACGAGAGCATTTGGAGCCGTACACTGTTTGATGAGATAGGCTATGAGCGGAACTGGCTTACTCGACGCATGATTGTATCCTTCCGTTTTTGAGTTTTTGATTCGGTCAAAATCAAAGCAGGCTTTCTGCTTCTGGTCGCTGTACCACTTGTGATGTCCATCCTTGCGCCAGCCCCATATAATTGGCTCAAAATTGTACTTCCAATCCGTCCGCATGAGCGGGGCACTGTCTTTTCGCCAAATAAGCCCTGCGCCAAGTTTGAAGCCAGCATCCTCAAATGCATCGTAGAAAATGCGGGCTTTTGACGTTGCGTAGAATTCATAAATGGAAGCATCGGCGGCCATCGCGTCATGAAAGCAAGTAAATGCCTTCATAAGAAATGCGTAGGCATCCTTGTCATTAAGATCATCGTTCTTGATTTTTCCGGATGCACTTTCAAGATTCACAAAATAAGGTGCGTCTGTACATACAAGATTGGCTTTACGATCTCCGAGGAGCCTTTTATAAGTATCTTGCTCGGTACAATCGCCGCAGATGACGGTGTGCTTTCCTATGTGCCACAGGTCTCCAAGTTTCGAGAATGCCGGCTTTGCAAGTTCTGCATCCACGTCGAAGTCGTCCTCTTTTACATTCTCCGCCGCGCCGGAGAGCTTATTCAGCTCCGCGTCGGTGAAGCCGAGCAGAGAGACATCAAAGGCGTCAGCCTGCAAGTCGGATAGTTCGACCGCCAGCATTTCCTCATCCCATCCGGCATTCATGGCGAGGCGGTTGTCCGCGAGAATGTACGCGCGTTTCTGCGCTTCGGTCAGGTTCTCAGCGAATACGCAGGGAACCGTTTTGTAGCCTTCTTCCTTGGCTGCGACCACACGACCGTGCCCGGCGATTATGTTGTAATTGTTATCGATAATCACGGGAGAAACAAAGCCGAACTCCCGGAGGCTTGAGCGGAGCTGCGCGATTTGTTCCTTGCTGTGGGTTCGGGCGTTCCGGGCATAGGGCACAAGTTTATCAATATCCACTTTTTCAAAGCGTTCTGTATTCGCCATAGATTATTTTCCTTTCCGCGCCGTGAGCAGGCGCTCCATCAGATCGTCCTGCGGATTGTCGCCGCTGTAACCGGCAGCGCAGTTTTCTTTTACGATCTGAAAAATTTCAGCCCAGTCCGCGCGGGTCTGGCATTTGAAGCTGTTTGCCATCGTGACATAGGGCGAGGCGATGGCGTTGC